TAGCAAATAGAAAACCACAGAGTCAAAGGGTTTTGTATGAATTGCGAGATCGTTTGAAGAGAAATCAGTTTATACTCAATGATACCAATCCGGACATTGTCATTTCCATTGGTGGGGATGGTATGCTCTTGTCGGCCTTTCATAAGTACGAAAACCAGCTTGACAAGGTACGCTTTATCGGTGTTCATACGGGACATTTGGGCTTCTATACGGACTATCGTGATTTTGAGTTGGACAAGCTAGTAACTAATTTGCAGCTAGATACCGGAGCAAGAGTCTCTTACCCTGTTCTAAATGTGAAGGTCTTTCTTGGAAATGGTGAAGTGAAGATTTTTAGAGCACTAAATGAAGCTAGTATCCGCAGGTCGGATCGAACAATGGTAGCAGATATTGTAATCAATGGTGTCCCCTTTGAACGTTTTCGAGGAGACGGATTAACAGTTTCGACACCGACTGGTAGTACAGCCTATAACAAGTCGCTCGGCGGAGCTGTTTTACACCCTACCATTGAAGCTTTGCAATTAACGGAAATTGCCAGCCTTAACAATCGTGTCTATCGAACGCTGGGCTCTTCCATTATTGTTCCTAAGAAGGATAAGATTGAACTCATTCCAACGAGAAACGATTATCATACTATTTCGGTTGACAATAGCGTTTATTCCTTCCGCAATATCGAAAGAATTGAGTATCAAATCGACCATCATAAGATTCACTTCGTCGCATCGCCGAGCCATACCAGTTTCTGGAATCGCGTTAAGGATGCTTTCATCGGCGAGGTGGACGAATGAGGTTTGAATTTATCGCAGATGAGCATGTCAAGGTTAAGACCTTCTTAAAAAAGCACGAGGTTTCTAAGGGGCTGCTAGCTAAGATTAAGTTTCGAGGTGGAGCTATTCTGGTAAATGACCAACCGCAAAATGCAACCTATCTATTGGATATTGGAGACCGAGTTACCATTGATATTCCCGCTGAGGAAGGTTTTGAAACTCTCGAAGCTATCGAGAGACCATTAGACATTCTCTATGAGGATGATCATTTTCTAGTCTTGAATAAACCCTATGGAGTGGCTTCTATTCCTAGTGTTAATCACTCTAATACCATTGCCAATTTTATCAAGGGTTACTACGTCAAGCAAAATTATGAGAATCAGCAGGTTCACATTGTAACTAGGCTTGATAGAGATACTTCTGGCTTGATGCTCTTTGCCAAGCACGGCTATGCCCACGCACGATTAGACAAGCAGTTGCAGAAGAAATCTATCGAGAAGCGCTATTTTGCTTTGGTTAAAGGTGATGGATACTTAGAGTCAGAGGGGGAAATTATTGCTCCGATTGCGCGTGATGAAGACTCTATTATCACCAGACGGGTGGCTAAAGGTGGAAAGTATGCTCATACTTCTTACAAGATTGTAGCATCTTATGGGAATATTCACTTGGTTGATATTCGCCTGCACACTGGTCGAACCCACCAAATTCGAGTCCACTTTTCTCATATTGGTTTTCCTTTGTTGGGAGATGACTTGTACGGTGGTAGTCTAGACGATGGAATCCAGCGCCAAGCCTTGCA